GTGAGCATAGACACCACTATAACGATCGATACGGCCCTCAACACAGGTCTGGCGCTTCTTGGTTATTTTTACATTATGTTCTGCGCCGGGCGGTGGCTATCGCTGTTGTTACTGAAAAAATGGAATAAATGCCGTAAGCAGGATCAACGCCAGAAGGCAATGAATGCGTTTTCCGAAGCCTTCGGGATTGACAGCATGGAGCCAGGAGATCCAGCTCGCGTAATTAGCAGAGGTGACGTTGTAATTCTTGTATACCGGAGCGAAGAGAAAAATGAGCGAGATTAACTATCAGGTACTGCGTGAAAAGGCAGAAAAAGCAACGCGTGGTGAGTGGTCGCTCGAATATGGAGAGAACCGATTTGATGGTGATGATGCACTAATTCATCGCGAGGCTGCTGGATATATTCCCATTTGCAGAATTGAAGGAGCACATCCTGAAAGCGGTTTCGATGAAGATTTCCAAATGGAACAGCAGGCCAATGCTGAATTCATCGCCGCAGCCAATCCGGCTACCGTGCTGGCACTGCTGGATGAACGGGAAAGAAACCAGCAATACATCAAATCACGCGACCAGGAGAACGAGGATATTGCGCTAACGGTAGGGAAGCTGCGCGTTGAGCTGGAAGCAGCAAAATCAAAACTCAACGAGCAGCGTGAATATTACGAGGGTGTAATCGCGGATGGAAGTAAGCGCATTGCAGAACTGGAGAAAAGCGAAGAGCAACTCATTAATGAGCGTGACCATGCTGAGTCTGCTTTAGCTGATATGTACTTTGCAGCAACCGGGGATAGGCCTGAGTGGAGTAACTGTTTCAGTTTTTCAGATGCTGTCGATGCCGTGGTTGACAGAATTGCTGATTTAGAAGCTAAACAGCCATCGCCAGTAGTGCCGGAAGGACTGGTTAAAGCAGTGCGCTTCTATGAGCAGGTAAAACGTGAGAATCCGCCAGCCGAAACCGGAGCATGGAAAGACGCTGTTGACTGGGTGCTCAAAGAGGCTTGTCAGGTTGTAAACACTGGCATCAAAGGAGAGTGATATGGCGCTAACACACCGCGAACTCTGTCAGATTGCGTACAAGTTCCTTAAGCGCAACGGGTTCAAGGTTTGTTTTCATGACCGCTTTATAGCTGTAACCAGTACCGGAGAACAGCCAGATGCTATGGGATTCAGAAATTCAGCATCATGCCTGATAGAGGTGAAGTGTTCTCGTGCTGACTTGTTGGCAGATAGAAAAAAGCGTTTTCGTAAAAATCCGTCTCTTGGAATGGGCGACTGGCGATTCTTTATTAGTGAGCCGGGAATTATTTCAGTTGAGGATTTACCAGCTGGCTGGGGATTACTTCACGTTGTTAACGGAAGAGTGCGGAAAGTACATGGGTGGCCCAAGGGTAATTGCTGTTGGGGTAATCCTGACGATAAGCCATTTACTGGAAATAAGCAGGTTGAATGCGATTACATGTTATCTGCATTAAGGCGCATGGAGTTGAGAGGGCACCTTAATGAAATATATGACGGTGTAATTGTTAATAAGAAAGAAGGAAACGCGGCATGATCACTATTACCAAAGAGCGACTGCTGACAATCAAGCAGTGGCGCGAAACATACGGACCTGGTAGCAACGTTGTACTGCCAGCAGAAGAAGCGGAAGAACTGGCACGGATTGCACTGGCATCGCTGGAAGCAGAGCCTGTAGCGTAATGCATTGTTGAAGATGGGGGCATGTGTATTGACGGGTTCGGTGAGTATGTGGGTCACTCGCTACCTGATGGAACGCACCAGCTTTACACTGCCCCTCCAGCGCCAGTAGTACCTGAAGAAAAACCAATGCCTAACCCTCTTAAAATGTACGCGGTCGATGCTGTTGCCGCTATTGCAGAGGTGAGAGGCTGGAACTCCTGCCGCGCCTCCATGCTTCATGGTGCCGAACCTGTAAGCCAAACTTACAAGTTGAACGAGCTGTCGAGCAACTCTCCGGTAACTCCGGCTCGTTGGATAAGCTGTAGTACACGAATCCCCGCTCAAGATGATTGGATTTTAATTTATTCAAAGCACGGCGAGTATATGGCAGGACAGGTACAAGGGGAATACGTGGAGTTGAGCGACGGCACTTTATCGTGGTTAGGGAGCGCCTTATTCTGGATGCCGCTGCCAGAACCGCCGAAGGAGGTACGCCAATGAGCTAGCCTGAAGCCTTCTCAAATGTTGGTATTGCAATGGCGGTAGCGCTGATGGTGTATTCGATTTGCCGCTGGGGATAAAAACGGTTTGCGGGGAAAGAAGAGTTAAGTAGAATTGCTGCGGGTGCTTGAGGCTGTCTGCCTCGGGCATGCCGCCGTAAGGCAGACATAGAAAAGCCCCAGTTAACATTTCGCGTCTTGCAGGACGCTTAACATTAATCTGAGGCCAATTTCATACTAGACACATGTAGGTTAGCCTCTTACGTGCCGAAAGGCAAGGAGAAGCAGTCTATGATGCAGCAAAAGGCGATGTTAATCGCCCTGATCGTCATCTGTATTACCGTTGTTGTGACGGCACTGGTAACGAGGAAAGACCTCTGCGAGGTAGGAATCCGAACCGGTCAGACGGAGGTCGCTGTCTTCGTAGACTACGAATCTGAGAAGTAAGAGACCTGGCGAGGGAGTAATCTCCCGCCACCTCTGATGTGTCAGGCATCCTCAACGCACCCGCGCTTTACCATACTGAAAATGCTGTTTGAATGTTCATCTCTGAAAGAGGACTATGAATGAAAAAGGTATTGATTGCAGCACTTATTTCCGGTGTGTCTTTTGGCGTTTTTGCACAGCAGGGCGGTTTCCAAGGGCCTGAAGCAGAGCGTTCAACAGTAGCGCAGGCAAAAGAACTGAAGGATGATGCATGGGTTATCCTTGAAGGGAGCATCGTTAAAAAAGTGGGTAATGAACGTTATGAGTTTCGTGACAATAGCGGGACAATTGTCACGGATATTGATGACAGCGTATGGGCCGGGCAGAATGTTTCTCCGAAAGACAAAGTAAGAATTGAGGGTGAAATTGATAAAGACCTGAGCAGTGTTGAAGTGGATGTAAAGGCACTGAAATTATTAAAGTAACCGTCCCAGCTTGCTAAGCCCGTCTTACTGACGGGTTTTCTGTTTGTTATCACAGTATTTTCAACAAAACACCGAATCTTATCCGGTGCGCTGTAAAAACCCCGTCCTTCAGGGCGTGGAGGATGTCAAATGGCAGGGGTGAACATCATCCCGGTTACATCAGATCGCCTAATAACATATCAAGATTATTTTGCTCATAAATGCTATTCGCCATTACCGTTGCTGCTTCAGCTTAATGAAACGCATAGATCCGCCATGCTTTTTCAGCAAATACGCTGCCATTTGCGCAACTTTTTCTTCATTAAACATAAATCGGCTCTCTGTATCACATGAAATGCTCTTTCTGACTATATGTTAATAGCTCCAGTTATTACAGGTCAATGAGTGTTTATTTCTTAATCAGCCCCGCACTTCCGTACGGGGCATGTTCTGTTACTCCACTCCCACTTTTTTGTTGTACTCGCGGTTAAAGCGATCCACGGCAACCTTCATATCCCGCTCTACCGATTTCACCATCGCCGCCTGCTGCGCCAGACTGAGAGAACTGTCGGCATAAATGGCATCGCGCTGTTTGCGCAAATCCTTCAGTCTCTTCCGGGTATCCTGCATAAGCCCGTTCATCGACAATTTTCCGTTGTTCTCGTCAATGAACGCCGTTCTTTCTGCACCGGTCAGACTCTTCAGCTCTGCGTGATACTGCGCAACCTCTGTCATCCGGTCGTACATCTTCTGCTGGTCTGCATACGGCATCACCTCACCCGAAATTTTCCCCAGGAAGGGCACCTGCTGTTCCGGTATATCAATACCATTCAGCGATTTCACCGCCGCATCCGTGGTTTTGGAAATGAAGCGCCCTGTCCCTCCGGAGATATAGTCAATCCAGAATATCAGCGATTCCGGTGTGATATCCACCGCGCCGGGACGGTACTGACTGCCACCAGAGAACGCATTCAGCCAAGATGCAAACGCCTTGTACGCTTCTGGCGTTGAACGTATTCCCAGCTGGCTGTCAGGTTTTGGTGTACCAAACGGTATGTTCTCCTGGTAAATCTGCGCCCCCATGAAGTTTTCATTCATGGCAAGGTTCGCAAACGGACGCAGAATGGTCGGCGCTGCATTTTTCAGCAATGCCCCGGACAGTGTTTCCGACGTCTCACTGCCGATCGGGCTGAATGCCCCCAGGATACCACCGACAACATTACCGGCAGCACGGGATGCCGTCAGGTCACCCGCCGCCACACCTTCAGCGGTATGCCCGAGCAGGAAGAAAACGTTGTACCCGTAAGGCAGAGGAATACTCCAGTACTCTCCGGCCTTGCCCCCGAACACCGATTTCATAATGACGAGGTTACGCTCTTTCACATGAGACGGCACTTTGTCATACCAGTTAACCCCGTCATCATCCTCCCCCGCAACACTGCGGTTAAGCGAGCCAAGCAGATAACCCGCTCCCACAGCTGCAAGCGCGATTTTCTGCGGTACATTGAGATTCTTCCAGCGAAGGCGCTCCAGTAACGGCCCGTCGCCATTAAGATGTCCGAGCGTTCTCACCAGGTTTGCCGTCCCCTGAATGCTGGCGTTGGCAAACATATACAGCGAGTTCATCAGCGCTCCCTGCTCACCACGACGATTAAAGTTCACCGTCATGTTTTTGGCAAGAGACGCCGCCTGCTGGCGTGACAAACCGGCATCACGGGCGTGTTTATAGGCAGAAAGACGCAGAGCATTTTCAACCGCCCCGTTGGCATCCTCGACAAGGTTAAGGAACGAATTCCATGCACCGATACTCTGGCCTTTCCATCCTCCCTTCGCCAGCGATACAAGGCGATCCATTTCCTTCTGCTGGCCTTCAAGGTCACCCATGTTAAACCAGCCGGTTTTACCTCCGTCCTCAACAAACTCTTTCCACACCTTCTGCCACTGCGCACCTTTGCCCGTGAGGTTTTTGCCACGCAGACTGGCGTATACGGCTGACATAGCAGAACGGCTGTCTTTCACCACAGCCAGTGCGGATAAGTTATCCAGCCCTTTCAGTTTGCCGTCGCTCCTTCCCTGCTCCGCCTTCAGATTCATCACCGCTGTCTGCACATCACGGATGAAGTTACTGACCAGGAATTCCGGGTTATACGACGTGTTCACCGTTGCCAGGAAGCGGTTAACTTTCCCCAGCGTACGGATTACTGCGTTACTGGTTTCCGGTCCCATATTCTTCATCGCACGCATCAGGCGCGGATCATGGAGTTTGATGTAGTACGTTTTGCCGTTCTTTTTGGTGGTGAAGTACCGGTCTGCCATCATTGCCATCGCCACCGGACGCTCGACAACTTCGCGAATGGTTTCACCAGTTTCCTGGTCCTTGCGCTCTGCAATCACACGCATGGTATCCGGTCTGTCATCAGTGAATACCTGCCAGTAATCCTTATCGGGATTATCCTGCACCAGCTTCAGGAAGGCGTTACCCACTTCATTTTTGCGACTGCGGATCAGCGATTCGCTCAAGTCCTGTATCGCCTGAGTGGACGGAGACTGTGCGCGGGATGCACGCCCCATGACCTGCTTACTTTCACGCCCACCGATGGTGAAGCCCTTACCTGTACGGGGCAGTGACACCACACCGTCAACATCCTGCCCTTTCAAGGGAACGTAGTAACGGTAGGCGTTCTGCCAGGCATCCACCACACCGCTCTCTTCCAGTCCGGCCTCACGGATAAGCTCACGGCGACGGGCCAGCATATCGTCAACAATCCCTGCCAGACGGTCATACTGTGCCTGTTTGCCGCTGTTACGTACACGCTGCATGATTTCCGCCGCTTCCGCGTTGGTCATCCCCGAACCGCCGTCCGGCATTTTCGGGTTGATTTTCGCGATATGCGCGTTACGTTCCGGCGCGTGACGGGCGTAGAGGTACTCATCCAGATCGGCCTGCGCAATTTTGTAGTCCGCCAGTAATTTAGCCAGTGGCTGAACGTAGCGCTCCTTCATCACGTTCAGGTCGTTTTCCGCCTTCCCGTGGAAGAGTTCTTCCGCCATATAAGCGTTGTTACTGTCGTCTATTTTTCCGCCAGTTTTACGGATATTCTCCTGAACAGCTTTCAGCACCTGGAATTTATCCTGCATCTGGCGCACAAAACGCGATGCAATTGTCTCTTCCGGTGTCAGACTGCTGGTACGGGAGTAATACGGCCCCTTGCGAATATCTTCAGGATAGAGTATTTTATCTACAGAGCCGCGATAAGAACGCTCCTCTTTGGGCAATTGAAGCCCACTGTACTGAGGGTTATCGCGGCTTAATTTTTCCTTCCGGTAAAGCGTCAAACCTGCTTTATCCAGGCTATTAGCTTTGTTCATCCCTCCTTTTGTTCCATATACAGAAGCCACCTTGTTAATTTCTATTCGTTTATCTGTTGCCTTCATGTGCACTGCCGACACCACCGGATCACCATTTTTATCCACGGCATCAAGCAGCATCACAACCGCATTTCTTTCTGTCGCGGAACGGTAAATTGCATCCGGATCGTGCATCAGCTCAGGAAGTCTCTCGATAACATCCATCGGCACCACATGTTTCACGCCATTGGTTGCCTTCCGCACAGTGTCGCGGGAGATAACCAGCGGCAAATCTGGTGCGCCAAGGTGGCGCAATACCGGCGGCGTACGCCCGATGTTTGCAGTCATTGCACCAGAACGTAACGACTTCATCATTCTGGCAAGGTCATCACGATAACGCTCGCCCTCACCTTCCGGCACTTTGAACGGATCAGGTTTACCACTACGGGAGTACTGAGACGATGCGTCCGCGCCATCCTCACGCGGCGTGTAACCTTCCCGCACACGCTGGCCTAACGTACGGATGGTCTCGCGAACAAGTCTGATATCGTTCAGTTCCGTCGGCTTCAGTAACCCCGTACGACGCAGTACCCCTTTGACCAGGGCAACAACACGCTCCCATGCCGCCACGAATTTATTCGGCTGTTTCTCCGCCATATGTGCCAGAAATTCACCCGCCTGCACTTCCGGTGATTCCTTACCATAAGACGCATCAACCTTACGCCAGGCTTCACGGATGGTGGCGTTATCACTGTCACGGGTTTTCAGCACGGTCTTAATAATCGTCTGATATTCCGCTGGCGTGACAACATGCTCCATGGCATGGTGGATAATCTCGTGACGCAACTTCTCGCGTACGGTCCGCCCGTCAGGGATGTTATCCGCCACCAGGACAATTTCTCGTTTATCCGGACGATAGAATGCGTGCACCCTGCCGTAACCGTCGAACGATTCACCCGCCAGCGCTTCAGCCTCTTTCTGTGACTTCACCACACGGACCTTCAGGTCACTGTCCTTAATGCCGCTCATCACGCCACGGGCAACCGCTTCAACCTGCGGGACCGGGCTGCCTTTGGCTTCCGCACTACGGTTAACATCCGAAATGAGATTACCTTCAGGTGTGCGGGTAACGCCCTTACGGGAATAAAACGCAACGCCCTTGTCCGTCTCACGGGTTTTCAGGGTGCGGAACAGGTGATCGAATGCCTCACGAATACCGCCATCCAGTTCCGCATTCGTCGGATA